TTGCATTTAATTCAACATTAGCGCCTGCTGATATTGTTGTAGATCCTGCACCTGTTGTTGTAATACTTGTTGCATTTAGATTAACAACGGTAAGTGTATTAGTAGTTTTGTTATATGTAAAATCACTATCACCACCAAATGCACTACTATCATTGAATTGTACTTGTGTATCAGCACCGCCAGGATTATTAGCTGTACCAGCTGTTAGTTGTCCTGCGGATACACTAACACCAGAACCTGCTATTGCTGTAAGAAAATCAGTAACTGGTTGTTTTTTACTACTCTCTCCATCATTTGCATCTATAAATGCAATGCTATCAGTTTGTGAGTTAATTACTCCAGCACTTAAACTGTTTAAGTCAGTACTACCAGTTTGTGCTACCCATGCATAGTCACTGCCATTCCAACTTAGTACATACCCACTTGTTGGGTTACTTTGATTTAAGTGTAGATCAACATCTGAATTAAGGTATCCAGCATTAGTTACCCAGGCATAGTCACTGCCACTCCAACTTAGTACATGTCCACTAGTAGGATTATTTTGATTTAAATGTGCATCAACACTGGCGTTATCATAACTTAACGATGAATCAGCTTGGGGTGTCCAATTACTTCCATCCCATTTTAATACTTGACCAGTCGAAGGAGCTGATGTAGTTGTATCAACATCACTTAGTCCATTGATACTTCCTCCTGCGCCTGCTCCGTATCCTTGTGAATTAACCCAATTCTGTGTTGCAACCGGACTACCTGACGATATAATATTTCCAGTGAATTTTGTAGTCATGTTAATCTCCTGTTACACATATTTATTCACAGTAGTCATAAAAACAGGGCCACTTGGGCCCTGTTCTCTTGTTTATAGAAATACCTATTAGGTAAATGCAAGTTGACCGCTAGTAACAGCAATTTTTGCAAGGTAGTCAGCGGCATTACCAAGCGATGATGCTTGGTTGCTTAGTTCTACATAACCATATCTGGTCATGAAGCTAACTACTGGCTCAAATGTACTTGGATCAAGTACTGTACCACTACTCATGAGAGGAATGTATGGGCAATAGAACGCCGCGGCGTCTGTTTCTGTTGCACCTTTATAACCAACAAGCACTGTATCATCAGCGGCATACTGGTTTACATAAATTCTCATTGTGCCATTCAATGTACCTACAAATTTAGTATTTGTTGGTGCTTCAAATGTACCTTCAGTTGATCTTGCGAACGCTGAAGTTGTAGCACTTTGTAGTACTGTTAGTACTGTTGGGCTAATCACTGCGAAGTTACCAGCGCCACGTCTTGTTCTTGCGGCGATGTTGTTTGCTTCTTTGTTGATAAGCACTGCAAGAGCGGCATGCTCGTCACCTACGAATGTCGCTGTACCACTTACACTACCTTGTGCGTATGTGCTTGCGGCTGTACCTGACAGACTTAAAAGACTTGCAATGATCTCTTGATCGATTTCAGCAGTAATCTCTTGAGCTAGTGCTTGCATGATTTCTGCTTCTACATCTAAGCCGTGCATTGACTGTGCGTCTTGTGCGGCTTCAAATGTCCAACGTGCTGATAGCTTTCTTGATTTGGCTTCAACAGTTTGCTTGAGTACTTGAATACTCAATTTCTTACCTGCTGTTCCTTCAAGTGCTGAAGTTGCGTCAGCTTTGTTGGTAGTTGCGTTACCTGAGTAACCAGTTGCGATTTGAAACGGGCTTAGTGCCTCATCGCCTGCTACAGCTGAATCAAATGATTCTGCATAGCGTACACGTAGAGTGTGAATCTGTCCAACAGGCCCTGTCATAGGCTGTACACCAACGATTTCGTTGGCGATAACTGTTGGCATGACACGTCTAATCACTGGAAGAATAACTTTATTAAGTGTGGCAACGTTGCCTGCTTGAGTAGCACCAGTAGTGGCCGCCTCTGCGAGGTACCTCTTTGTGTTTTCAAGTGTTGTTTCCATTACCTGCTTTTTAGTTCCAGATAGACCGTCAGTTAGAGCTGTTTTAGTTTCGCTCCAATTTTCCATTAAATTGTCTGCCATATCGGTCTCCTTAACTTATACCGGCTAATTTTCGAAGATAAACAATATCTGCTCCGCCTTCAACTTCTGTTGATGCTTCTGCTTTGTTTCCAGTGACTTCTGTTGTAGATTCACTTAATACCTTCTTATTGGTCTTTGGTTTTGCGTCTTCCTTCAAAACTGAAGGTAGATACTTGTTGAATGCATTCTGTAGCTTGTCTGTTTTTACACTTTCAAGCAATGCACCCATAATTTCTTTATGGTCTTTGCTTAGAGGTTGCATCATTTCTTGCATAATTTGCTTTCGTTCTGCAGTGTCTTTAGCAATCCGTACAGTTTTTGCACTTTCTGCTATCATCACTTCCTTTTCAGCAATGGCTTTGTCTTTGTCTTCAATCTTACCTTGTAGACTCTCAACTACCTTGTTCAACTTAGCAACTTCTGTTCCTTCGTTGAGATAGCTTGACATAAATTCAGCGGCAAATGTTTCAAATATCTTACGTCCAAAGGTATTTTCTTTGGCTGATTTGATATCTTCACGTAAAGTATTAAGTTCACCACGGATAGTATTTTCCATAATGCCTTCAACTTTACTTGCGGCTGATTTAATAAAGTCTGCTTTAGTTTGATTAATGACTTCTTTGCCTTCTTTTATCATTTTGACTTTTGCTTCAACTAGTGAGCGTTTGTCTTCATGAAACTCGTTGAGCTCTTTGGTTAGTTGCTCCATAACAAATCCTTCTAATTTGGACATGTTATCTTCTTGAACAACCCGGTCTTGGCGAAGTTCGTTAATTTCTTTGCCAAGTGTATCCATCACAAACTGATCAAGCACTTTTGCATGCTCTTTCATATGCTTGCGATAAGCTACACGATCTTCAGCTACTTTTGCTTTATCTTGATTAAACTCTTCGAGTTCTTTAGATATAACATCAGTAATCATTTTGTCAGCGGCTTCGACAATTTGCGACTTGTCATTTTCATAACGAGTTGCAAATTCTTCTCTAAGTTCAGCTGTGATTGTCTCACGAGCTTCTGTTAGTTGTGTCTCCCACGCTTCTGACAAAGAAGATCTAACCTCTTCGGAGAGCGTACTCGAGCTTAATAGTTCATTCATTGCATGAGCCATATTAATCTCTCCTATATCTCAGGTTTTTAATAAAAGTAGTCACCTCTTCCTGGAGATAACGTTGTGCACCTTTATCGTGTCTAGTTGCTTCAGCGACATCCATTAACACATTACCCCGTCTATGATTCATAATTCTTTCATAGATTGGATCGGGATAAGCATCTGGAGCACTTGGATTTGCAACGATATCAACAGTAATGATTTCAAAATCTTTAACTATTCCGTTATCGTTAACATTGCCACTGCCTCGGCTTGACACGCCTAATTTTACTCCACTCTCCAACAGGGTTTTACAAATATTTCCCATCGGAGTAGGTAGAATTTTCAGCTTACCGATACCGTTCGGACCGTCTGTATCCATTTCAGTGATCATGTGAGACACACGATCTAAATTGATATTCAGGTCATCCGGGTGATCAGCTTCGCCTAATACACTGTATCCACCTTTAATTTTTTCATTAATTGCCTTAACAGCATTATGAATTTCTTCTTTTGTGTAGATACGATTGTTTTGGTTGCGTACATCACCTTCAATAAAAATACCTTTCATATATAAGTTTTTACCATTACCTTCTTCTAATGTTTCAGTAATAATATTTGCTTGATTATATGTTAAGTGTTCTTTCAGTGAGGTAAGCATATTACTTCATTCCTCTGATTGGACTGTCTGACTTAGAGTCTTCACTCTTAGGTGCAGGTGCCGCACTAGGTGAACCAGCTTCTTGTGGTCCATCTACACCCATATCTTTAGCGGCTGGAGCAGGTCTACCCTTCTCATCGCCACCGCCAATTGAGTGTGCTTTAGCATCGTTAGGTGCTTTAGCTTGTGAAGCTACAGGTGATCCTTTATCACTTGAATCACTGTGTGATACACTAACTGCACTCATTGAAGCACCTTCTTCAACAGCTTCCACTTCTTCAGTTGCTACTGATTCCATTTCATCCATTTCTGGCTCTTCTTCTGCAGGTTCGTCATCACCCATCAGATCTGAAAAAGCGGCACGTAGTTCTGCAATTGCATCTTCTACATTATCCATTGCTTCTTCTGCATCTGACTCACCGTCCATGTCGCCTTCTTCTGCTTCTGGCTCCATGTCCATAGCTAGATCCATTTCTGGTTCTGCCATTTCTTCGTCATCCATGTCCTCATCGTCCATGATTTCTTCGTCCTCAATCTCTTCTTCGGCTGTTTCGATATCATCAAGGAAATCTTCTTCAGCATCAGAGGCGTCAATCGCTTCTTCTACTTCTTCGTCCTTTGAATCATCATCAGCTTCATCAAGATCGATAGTTTCGTCTAAGTCGTCCTCTTGAATTTCGTCTTCTACTACTTCATCTTGTTCTTGTAGATTTGACCAATGTGATTTGGCTTTTTCAACAAAAACAGTGTGAAGAAGATCGGCGGCTTTATCTTGCTCGTCGTTAACGATATATTCAAGGACTTTAACTAAAGATTCCTTATGTTCGCTCATATCTTTCTCCTTAAAAAATTACAGGCTTACCAAGATGGTTTACATCTATATTTAACACACCAAGACGTTTCGGCTGGATAATACCCTAAAAAATGGGTATTTTATGAATATCTCTCTGAGATAAGTAAATCTTGTGTGAAAATTCTATGTTTGTACAGGTTTTGCGTATATTTTTTTAACACGTTGTGTACGGGTTGCATTTTCAATATTATGTACTTCTCGTTGTTTTCTCAAACGATTTATATGCTTTAATGTTAGCCTAGCTTTACGAGTATCGTCTATTTGTCTATTATTATACTTGTCATCTTCGGCATCATAATATTCTTTTAAAAATTCAGCGTCACGCATTTTCATCTCCTGTAGGTACTGCTTCTGCACCACTAATTGGACTTGTACCAGCTTCTGTATCAGCTGTAGGTGCGTCCAATGGTAAATCATCTGGTGCTCCGTCCGGAATGTCAAATCCACGTACTCCGACGTTACCTAAACCTGGTAACGAATCAGCTTCGGGAGTTACACCACTTTCATTTTCTTCTTCCCACATACGCTCGTTTTTAAGAATTTCTTCTTCAGTAAGTCCTAGATATTTCTCCATTAAGAAACGTCTACTCATATACTGAACACCTTCAAGTCCGCTGAATACATTCGCTCTCGCGGCATGTACTTCAATTTCTTTATATGTACTAAAGCTCTGTGGTTCTACAAACTCTAAGTCAAACAAGCCAGCATCAATATTAATGCCTTTGTGTTTCATAAACAGTTTAAACTCTTTATCCATTGTAGGAGCAATTGCATTTTGTAGTCTCATACAGTATTGATTAAATCTATATTCTTGTATAAATGCTGTACCTACTCTACCATCTACATAGCTAGCTGTTCCGTCGTCTGGACCAGTTGGCAAATAACTGCTGGGCACACGCAATGCTCTTAGCATTTTGTTTGTAAAATAACGCAAGTCATCAATTTGTCCTAGGTTTTCTCCACCCGGTAACACTTCAACTTTACTACCTCTGCCTTCGCTGGTTTGTGCAAAAAAGTAGTCTTCCATAATTGACAATGGGTTATATGCGGCATCCATTATGGTTGTACCACCACCTGTTTTGTTAGGAATACGTTTTTGATGAATTTCATTTTTAACACGCTCTACAAAACCCATAGCTTTGTTGGGAGGCATATTGCCTACGTCAACGTAAAAAACTCTACGTTCTGGAGCACGTTGTACTCTGTATATAATAATACTATCTTCTAATAGTTCTTTTTGCTTGTATGTTTTAAAAATAGGATCAAGTATACTAGCACCAAAAGGCCAATTGTTATCCATACCTTCAGTCATACCCAAGTGTACTACATGGCTGGCATCTACTGTATATTCTTGAATATTGCCTGTACCTGAATCATACTGTCCTGAATAAGCACCATATGCACCTTTATCAAGAACTTGTCCACGCATCATACTATTAACAGTACCATAAGTTTGACTGTGTTGCACAGGTTTACTTACAGTTTTTTCCTGCATATTAAGATCTATGTTTTTAATGATATATTGTTCTGGTTCTTTACCTTTAGATTCGTTAACAACACATTTGGTTACATCAACAGGGTTGACATAATATAGTTCCCAAGTCTCCGGATCTCTAATAAAAAATTGATCACCATACTTGATGGTATTTCTAAACATACGGAAAATACGTTTATCCCAATCTTGTAATGCACACCATTGTTGTAGTGTACTTTCAAGAATTTTAACTTCACTTTCGGTTGCTTTTTCTTTAAAATTAACTTTGAAAGGAAGTTTACTAGATTCTTCTACTTGTGTGCTAAATTCACTAATAATATCAATGGCGGCATTTATTTCACTGTCCATATCCATTTGGTCATATTGTGCATATCGCTCAACACGATTAGGTTGTCCACTGTATACTTCAGGTAACCAACTTTGAAAACGACTAGCACTGCTAGGTTTCATACTATCGGATCCTTGTCCGCCATACATGGTAAAATGTTTTTTCCAGCTCATATGATTCTCTTTTACTTTATTATAGTGTATTTATAGTTTTTGTCAACCTTATTAATATTGAGTTCCTGGTATTTGTATAGTTTGGTTATTAGGACTATTAAGATTGCCGTTGAGTAATGGGTCACCTGTCATTGGAGTTTGATTATTGCTTTGTGCAGATGGAATTACAACGTTTTCATTAACAGGTCTGTCTTTAATTAAATTTGCTAGTTTTTGTAATGATTGATCTCCAAATTCAAAAGGCTGTTTAATTGCATCCACTACGTCTTTAAAAGGTTCAAACCTTATTTGTCCGTTTGTATCACGGCTAAGTTCATTAGCGGCACCCACTGATCCGCCACCAACAAGCTGTGGCAACATCATTGCCTTTGCGGCTTGTCCTGCTTTTCCTGGCAGATTCCCCATTAACAATCCAAGAAAGAATCCCATGTCTGATAGTTCCATTGGTTTACCTGTAGCCATATTGCCAAATGGTTCTAGCACTGCACCGCCTACTCCGCCACCGCCTACACGGAAAGCAGTTTGTGCAGTTTCACTCCCTAATCCGCTTTGTAGGAAATCTTGCATAGCTAGTATAAGAGCTGAGGATCCTAATCCTTCTTTGCCTGTTGCTTGCCTTGACGCGGCAAAAATAAATTGTTGTATTAAATTTTGAAATTGTTTTTCAGTTTGTTCAAGCTCAGCTGACATGCCTCTTGCTCGTTGTCTCGCATCACCCTCTTGTTTATTCATTTCATCTAAGTTTTCAATCATTTTTTGTCTAACACTGATTTCATCACCATTAACATCTACTAAACTTTGAGAAATACCTAATAGACTTTGAGCAACACTATCTCCATTTGCCGCTCTTATACGCAATTGTTCTCTTATATCAGCATTGTTTGCTTTTAGTCCACCAACACTTTCTGCAATAGCCGCAGAAAAATCACTTGCACTAGTTCCAGGATCCTGTATGCCAGAAAGCACTCTATCAAATAAGTCTTGTGCTGGCTGTCCTAATTGTACAAATACTTGGCTGAATTGCTCTGGTCGTAGTCCTGTGGATACCGCTGTTAGTATAGCTTTGGATACTTCTTCGCCAACAGGACCTAATGCACTAAGACTTCCCGTTAATTTATCAAACTTTTCTCTTGTCTCTCCAGTTTGTTCAGCTAGGAAACTTTGAGCAATTGCATTTTTACGTGCTTCCATCTGAGCTTTCAATCTTTCTTTTACATCCTGCCCTGTAATTTTTGCCATAGCTTCTTCTTGTTTAATACGTTCAACCATTGACTCTGATATTTCTTGTTCAGTTTGTGCTCTGAATGCATCAGTTGTCATAGTCAGACGTCTTAGTTCTAGTTCTTCTGCCAACAGTTCTGCGGCGGCACCACTAGTTAATCCAAAATTACCAAATCCTTCTGCCGCACCTCTAAAACTGCTGATAAGATTCATAAATCTCTTAGAGCCTTCTTGTGTGCTTTCTCCAAATGATCTTATACCTGATAAGTTACCCAAAACAATTTGCGAAAATTCTCCTAAGTCGATGCCTGAACTAGCTAGTTGTGCAGTTACACCACTTAGATTTTCACTAAAATTAATACCAGCTCTTCCGCCAACTCTGAATGCATCACCTAGTTCTTGTGATTGTTGCATCAGTAAACCAATTCCTGTACCAACTATAGCAGGAGCACCCAATGATTGCAATGTGTTTTGTATCATTCCTGTAACATTGGTTTGACTACTAAGCACACTATCACCTAATTTACGTATACCTAACTGCTGATCTTTTGATATATTAACATTACTTCTAATGTTCTGCAACATTGTTTTTTGTGTTTCAGCACTTTGTTTTTTTTCTTCTCTAAGTTGGGCTTCCTCTACATTGTTGCCTTGATTTACTTCAGCTCGTACACCGCCCAACGCTGACACCATTTGTCCTAGTGTTGCAAGAATATCTTCTTGTGTGTTTTCCAAAGCAAAATCAGGTATTTCAACTTGATTTCCTGTTATTTGAACTGTAGCCATAAATTAAGTACTCTTTTAATTGATAAATACATTTGTATTATACAAGTATTTATAGGCGAAATATATGCAAAATCCCTTAGAAGATTATTACAGACAAAAAGAAATTTACATACCATTACCTACACAAGGTCTTTGGTATGAAAATAAACCTAATCTTACCAATGACGGAGAAATAGGCGTATTACCTATGACTTTAAATGATGAGATGCTATTGAATATCCCTGACACACTGTACAACGGAGAAAGCATATTTAATCTGATGAAAAGTATTGTTCCTGATATTATAGATCCAGCAGAACTAAGCCTACCTGATGTTGATGTTATACTATTAGCTAGTAGAGCAATGACATATGATAAGAAAATGCAAGTTGAAAGCAAATGCACACACTGTGAAAATTTTAGTTCATATGAAATGAGTATTCCAGATATATTAAGTCAAATAAACCTAATCAGAGGCGGTATAACTATAGAACTTGAAAAACTACAGATAGAGTTAAGACCAAATACTTTAAAATCTATGAATGCGTTTAATATTAAAAATTTAACAACAACACAATTGGTTTCGAAACTAGCTAACGCAGAAGGTGACAGAAAAGAAGAACTATCCAAACATTATATGGAAAGTCTTAGAGAGATTACTATAGCTAATATAGAACTACTCAGTGATGCAATTGTAAAAGTTACAACACCAGACGGTAAAGAAGTTACAGATCAAGCAAGTATACAACAATGGTTAGCAAATGCTAAAAAATCTGTACTTACACAAATTGAAAACAACAGTAGAAAACTTAACCTAAATGGGTTGCCCGATACATATGACTTTACTTGTAGCCATGAAGAATGTGGTAAAGAATTTAAAGGTATAGTAGAATTTAATCCAAGTTTTTTTTTCAGCAACAGCTGATGAAAACTTACGGTGATAATGACCTAATCCAAAAATTAATTAACCAATACGAAGAAAATAATAAAAAGTTCAGAGAGATGATATTTGATACTGTATTGTATAGTGAAGGTGCATTTACTATTAGTGAACTTAAACAAATACCTATTAGAGATTTATTAGAGATTCAAAAACAAATGGCTAGTAAAGCTGAAAAACAAAGAGAAGCCTTAAATCCTAAAAACCGTAAAGTATTATAGTTTCGAAGAGCTAAAGCTCATCGTCATACTCATTTCATTTCGTATGATATTTCTTTCTTAGATATAATTTTTATTATTAGCTATTATCAGTTATTATTAGTTATTACCCTGTTTTCAGTCGCACTTAGCTTGTTACAGCCAAGTGCAAAAAAAAAGCTAAAGGTCATTACCCCGCTTACAATCGCTCCGTTATAGTAAAACCTATTGCTAGGCAGAGGCGGTTTTGCTTTACCCCTTTACATACTGCTTAAAACGCAGAAACACTCTAAGCCATAACGTCGACTTTTGAGCTATCCGTGGGTTACAATGGCACAGTAGAGCCCACTCTTTTGGTTTGTGTCCCTCAGCAAGTTCCGTTGTCTAACCAATCTAATGGCGACTCCTCAATGCTCTGATAGAGAGGGTATATTATGACTGGTGTCTGTTTAGTGATTCAATAAGTGCCTTAGAACTGCCAACTCTTACGTTTATAATGCCGTTGTAGTATTCTTCAGTTTCTAGTACTTTACGATCAAACTGTTCTTTGGCTTCTAAATAACTTAGTTCGCCTCTGCTGGTGCAGTAGTACAGTATTTCTCTTGTAAAGTTTTCTGGGCCTAGTTGTTCAACATCTGCATTTAAATGGTCACTGCTTCCCCAATAGGTTCTCCAGTCACTTTCTTTAGTTGAACGTCTTTTGTTTTTCTTGCCTTTGAGTGGTTTTTTAGTTACTTTAAACTTTGCTAGTTTTTTGCCAATGTATTTTTTGCCGTTTGTGAGGTTGGTAATAAGATATACAAATCCTATGTATTCCTCACTAATTTCTTCTACTATTTTGTCTTGATAAGTCCATTGCATGTTTGTCTATAGCAACTAGTATATATGCCGTTTTTGTTATTTGTCAACCGAAATATATGTATTTTTTAATATTTCCCAAGTTTGCTTATATCCGTTATCAATCTGATAAAAATGTGTGCTTGCTTGTGCGGCTGTAAAATCATTGCCACCAGGAAAACAATTGTCTCCAAAATATATAGTTGTACCTTCTTGTTCTTTTATTGCTTGACTTTTGTCACATCCTACTGGAAAAATGTCAATACTTGTTTCACCTGCTACTTGTGCTACACTGTCTTTAAATTCTTGGTTGTAGTACATAGCAACAGTTTCTCTTCCTCGATTAGATATCTCCCATTGGGCATATCTTTTCCGTTGTTCCCAATCAGCATTTCTGCCAACCAAACTAAAGTTAGCAGTGCCTGTGCGTTGTTCAATATGATTACCTGTCATTTCAGGATAATTTATTCTATACAAATACTCTTTTAAGAACTCATACTGTTCTGTTGACAGTGTCCAATCGTTCTTTTTGACTTCTTTTGTGTCTTCAAACACATGATTTCCGCTACAATGATACACCCTTGCAAAGCGTAAAGTGAGGCTTAAACCGATCTGTTCTACAGTTTTTTCTCTGTCACTACCAGTCACAATCATGCATTTATTACCACGCATTATAAAGTCTTTCATAAAGTATTCAAACTCTACATTAATAGGTTTACGTGCATCAGTAAGTGTACCATCTACATCAAAAAGGAAGGTCGTCATCGAATTTTTCTTTCATTTCTTCTGGATACCAGTTGTGCATAAGGTCAACAGGTAAACTGTATGATAGTTTCTTTTGCCAGTTATTTTTAAGGTCATCATATGAATGAGTAAGTGTTACAGTATTAGCACTAGATGAATTAATTAATGGAGCTTCTGTGGTCATCCATTCTACAAAGTCATCATCTCCTTTATAACCTTTATTATTATAATTGTCTATACTTATTGTATAAGATGAATCATCGTCAGTCATTGTTGCTCCTGTATAATTTATAAAAAACATCTATAGGTAAAATTTTTCGTGTAAGTAGATGTTGAGGGTGTGAACCAAATTTTTGACCAAATTGTTTTTTAACGAATGTTGTTTTAGATGGAAATCCTGTATCTGGAAAATTCGTTTGTTCGCATCCACACCAATTACATTCTTTCCCTACTTCAGTGCTAATTACATCATTCTCTTTTTTACAATAGTGATCCCAAAACTCTATATTACTTTGCATCAACAAACTCCGTATCTGTACTAAACGTTGTAAATCCGCCTTCTTTAATAACTTGCAGTATTGTATTGACACGCCCTACTAGTTCATCTCTGTGTGAGATAAGAAAGATATTCTTATTACGTTCACGTTCTATCTTTTTAAGTACACCTAATGCACCATCAACACCATTGGTATCCATACCACTGTCGATAAGCTCGTCAATTGCTAAGAAGTTTACAGGAGTATTCATACTTTCAAATACATCTCTAAACGCCCAACTAAGTCCAAGTATCAGTCTATTGCGTTCTCCTCTGCTCAAGTTATCAAAGTCTAAGTCTCTGCCTAGTTCTGTTATCTCAACTGTAAGGTCAGGTTGGAAAGCAACTTCATGTGGTAGTCCTAACTTAGTCAGATAGTATGCTAGTCTACTGTTTAGGTATTGTAAATTCTGTTCAATGATACGTTTTCTAATAAAGCTGTCTTTGTTTGTTAACAGTTTGTACAAAAAGTCTTGGTGATCTTTGAGTATATTGAAATCATTCATTGATTCCCATTCAACTTCTTGCACACCAGTATCTCTGAGAGTATCTATTTGTTCTTGATACGTATCATCTTCTGTTTGTTTTCTCTCAACATCAGTTTGTAAATTGTTTAGTGTGTTTTGATGTTCAAGTGCTTCTTGTAGTGTATTATAATGTGTGACTGGCATATGACCTAACTCACCGAGATCGTCGATAGCCTGTTGCCACTCTTGTTGCTTTTCGTTATTAGCTAGCACATGATTACGTGCTTCTCCTAACTGTTCTTCTTTATCTGATAGAATACTAGTTTGTTTTTCGTCATGTATGTCTTGTCCACAACTATGACACTTGTGATCTTTAAGAGAAATAATCTCTTTTTCTAACTTACCAATTAATCTATCTTGTTTTAGATTATCAGACTGAATACTTGATTTCCACTTTTCAGCTTGATCATACAAATTCTTTTTTTCTAAATAATCAGCTAGTAATGCATGATTATCTAACTCAGTTTTAATATCAATTTTTTCTAGTGTGTTTATCTTTTGTTGGATACTTTGGATATCAGACGTTTGTTTATCTCTCCAGATTTTCTGCCTGCGTTCCAAATCACTAATACTTTTCTCAATTCTGGAATTTGCTTCTTCAACTGCTTTAATTCGATACTCTTCTTCTTTAATTGCATCTTTAGTTAACCTTTGCTGTTCTTTAAGAACCTCTGCTTTCTCACTGAGCATAGTTATTCCTAACAGTTGCTCTATAATTGCCCTTTGATCGTTAGCTTTCATACTGAGAAAAGGTTCTGTATATGTGTTAAGTGCAACAATGTGTTTGAACATGTCATGACTCATTCCGAATAATTTTTCGATTTGTGCTTGAGTCTGACGATTTTCACCTTGTGCTTCGTCTTCATCAACATTTTGTTCGTTGACATAGTATTTAAGCACATTGGGTTTTCTACCACGTTCAATGCGATAATTTGTGCCATCCACAGCAAAATCCAGCGTTACCATCATACTTTTGCCATTGGTCTTGTTTACAAGATTATCTTTGCGTATATTAGTAAGTGCATTACCATATATAGCATAACTGAGTGCATTAATGATAGTGGTCTTGCCAGTACCATTACGACTACCATCTCCTCCTAAGTCCAAGTTGTTACCTAGTACTAGTGTGAGACCATTGTCAGTAAAACGCACAGCTTGCGTTACATTACCAACACTCATAAAGTTTTTTACGGTTAAGTCTTTTAATGTTATCATAGAGAGTTATATATATCCACTAGAATCTTTTTATCAATCA